AGATAATTAATGGTGTCGGCTAAGTTTTCAATATTTTCTATTGGAATATTGAATAATTTGGCAATTTCACTCAGATCTGAGGCTAACTCATTTGCCGGTAAGCCAAATGCATTGGCTGAAATTGCTGAGATTTTAGTAAAGTTTAGTAGTTGTTTGTGTTGTTCGCTTATAGGATCGCTTTGTTTAGTTAGGCCTAATTTGGCATTGGATTCTACCTGTTCAGCAATATCTAATGCTCCTTTGGCAGTTGGTATTTGTTGACTTAGTGATTGAATTTGTTCTTTCATGCTGTCAAATAATTTAGTTGGTTTGCCTTGTAGGTCATATAGCCCTTTAACTTGCCTAGCGACTTTATTCATAGCCTGTTCAAGTTCTATAAAGGATTCAACCGAACTTAATATTGGTTTACCAAGATTTGTGCCAAACTCTTTTAGTTTCTCACTTTGCGAGCTTGTTTTTTCTTTATCATCTGATTTTTTGTCAGTATTTTTTGCATCAGCCTGTTCATTATCATTTTTTGCCTGACTAGTTTCAGAAGACTTAGTTTTAGACTGAGGCTTATTTTTATTTTTTGCCCTAGATCTATTATTTTGTTTTGAATTTTTGTTAATTTTTTTGGCCATAATTAATAAACTTTTATTTTCTGATTTTGATTAATGATGTTTATGTTGGGCGCATTGATTAAGTACTAATTCGTTTTTTAATTATTTAATAATCAATGGCGTCAAACGGTACCTTATTTTTAATAATTCACTCCCTGATTATTGTTGATTATTGGTACCGTTTCTGACGCGAGCATGCTCTCGCCACTTCTACTCGGTTAGGGATTCCTTGTTGGCATCGTTCGAGTTCGGGGACAAAAAATTGATTACCTCTTTGGTGATTTCCGACAAGTCAATTAAATCTAAAGTATATACTTCATGTTCTGCAATTGATGGTGTGGTAATGCGTGGTAATACTTTTGCTAATGAGTCGATATCTAAATCAATAAATTCGAGTAATTTTACACCACGTAAATCACCAGTTACTGGTTTGCGAATAGTAAATTCGGTTATGGTTGTTTTACCTGATTTTAGTCCAGTTTTTAACGTAATTTTTTTGCTGATAGTCATTTGTTTTCCCTCGTAAGAAGCCTGGTTGTTTTACCTGATTTTAGTCCAGTTTTTAACGTAATTTTTTTGCTGTTAGTCATTTGTTTTCTCTCGTAAGAAGCCCTTGCGGGCTTTTTAATTTAAATGATTAGTTTTAAATTAATGGTTATAGTCCAATGGCACTGCGTGCTTTGGATAGACGATCTTCACCGTTTACTTTGTCGATCATGTTGATAAGGTCGATTTCAGTAATTTCTTCGTTGTTGATGATCTCTTTATAGTATGTACATTGCGTAGTGATTTTAGTCGAGTTGCTTTCACCTTGTTTTAGTTCACCACGATCTTGTTCTTTGTGGCGCCCATTAACGATGATTTCGACTTTAACAAAATCTTCACTATCATCTTTTTGGTAAGCACCAGCAAAACGTAATGTAACACCATTGAGTAAGCCACCATGCTGTTTTAGCACTTCGTGAGCTAAGCCACCGATTGTCCATTCAACATTTAATGCATCATCTTCATATCCCATGTCGATTGGTACACTGCCAGGCATACCGGCACCGCGATAGTTTTCAAATTTGCGGGTTAATTTTGGTGGTGTGAATGATTCGACTTCACCAGCAAAAGAGGTTCCGTTAACGTAGACGTTGAAGTATTTGAGTTTTTTAGGTAGAGCCATTTAATTGTTCTC